TAAATGAAGAGGTTAAAAATGATCCTAACCTTGTAATCGCATCATTAGCATCTTCTACACCTTTGGCGGTTTCATCAGACATCACTAAACCTAAACGCTCTGCTTCTTTCATGTCCTCGCGCATAGCCTCTGATCCACCATGAAGCATATTGATCATCTTAGCGCCGCGTGCGCCAAATAGCTTATAAGCAAGATCAGCTTTCTCAGTTTCATTCGTCATGGCAGCGGTTACATCAGCAACATCATCCATAACATCCATAACAGATCTAAGTGATCCATCAGCTTCTTTGACTCGTATATTGTGTTTTTCAAAAACGTCTTTAGCAAGACCAACGCCGCGCGACATATCAGCCATATTAATGGCAAGTTTTTGTACTGCTTTATCAAGCTGTGTTGCTTCAAGGCCACCTAAAGCCGCTGCGTGTCGTAAAGATTGCAACTCTTCAACACTAACACCAACAGCTCTGGACATTTTGGCCATCTCATCGGTAGCGTTCATGGACTTTTTAACAAAGTAGCCAATACCCGCAATACCCGCCGCTGAAATAAACGCGGTTTTCATTGAGAATATAGATTTACGAATTGAGTTTAAAGAACGACCTATGGCTTTAAAGGCTCTTTTGGTTTTATTCTCTAGCTTTATCGTGTACTTAGCCGTTGCGTTAGCCATTCTTACTATTCCTCTTTATGTCAAAATATGCCGCCCATGTTATTAACTCAACCGTTGACAGCTCCATAATCTCATCCAGTGACTTGTGCAAAACCTCGCCCAGTTGCAAACAGAAGTGCAAATCGTGATCTTGCTTTATTGCTTTTTTGCATCTTCCACCGTAGCTTCATTGTCAGCGATTACTTCCACAATTCGCGAAATCACTTGAATGTCATATTCGCGTAGCATTTCTTGCAGTTCTGCTGGCCTCCATATTGCATTGCCATCTTTATCAAGCGCTCTTTGTATTAATGACATACAAACACTGTCAACCACTTTACCTTTGTCATAAAGGCTCATAATTTGTCCTTGTTTTTTGCCGTTAATCGCGTTTTTGTAATAAATAGTTTCGCCCCATTCTGGAACTTCGATTGAGTTTAACTCTCCCGAAAGTTTGTCCTTAAATTGAGATTTCGCGTTCTCCTTAATACTCATCTCTTACACCGTAGCTAGTGTCAATGCACCAGTGCCTCTAAATGAAAAACTAACTGTTGTTACGTCATCTTGAGCGGCAGAACGATCCACGCTTTCTACAATTCCAGTGCCTGTGTAATACTTATCTGCGCTACTATTGCCCTCAAAATAAAACTTCAATGTTGCTGAAGCACCAACTGTTAGAGCTGTTTGCGCTGTATCCGTTTCGTCTAAAAAACACTCTGCTGATCCACTCCAGCTTGTACTGCCTGCTGAAAATGTCTGCGCTGTGTCCGATAAAACCGTGGTGTCAATCATGGTTGCGTTTTCAGTAAACTGCCAGCTTTTTAACTCGCCCACGGCATCTGTGCCAACGTGAACCACTCCCTCATTTCCTAAATGTACGGCCATTATTCTTGCTCCTCTTGTTTATGTTTAGTTTTAGTTTTTGTGGCTTTTTCTTTAAGCGACCACCCTCTTGCTTCTGCGTTATGCACTTGTGATGGATGCACCACAACTGCTTCAGATCCTTCTTTATACATTTTTGGCATATAACCTCCTATGTGATAATTGTTTCAACATCAGTTTTATTAACGCGATACATCGCCAAAAAGCGCATCGTCATTAATCCAAAAGGCTTCTCTGCCTCTCCAGACAACTCAATATCTAAGCCGTCATAATCAAAATCTTTACAGGTGTTACTTAGTGTTGTATCACCACTTGCAAATATGGCATCTTCAATTTCAGCGCCAATCTTGTCTAAATCATCTTCTAAATTGTCAGCTGCTTTGGCTCTAACCTCTACCATGACGTTCAGCATCCTAAATTGTTTGTTATGGCTTTCATCACCTAGCTCTTCACTGAGCGTATAAACCGATATACACGGCAGCGCATCGTGATCGTATACGCGCGAGTTAAACACGTTTGATCCAGTTGTTGTCAAGCCTGTTAAGGTTGTCATTAACTGATCTCTAATTTGTTTTCTCGCGTGAGCCATTATTGCCTCTCTAAAATTAAACTCATCAGACCTGTACCATCTGGCTGCCTTCCAGCAACCTTGTAGGTTTTATCAAGTATCTTTATAGTCTTTTCATGTGCTAAATCTTTAACGTCAGCAGCTGCACAAGTAAACACAGGTCTTACGCCTTCAATGCCGCTTACTTCTACAAACTGAGATTCAAAAATACCAGCAACGGTGGCCGTACCGATTGTCGCGTTATCGGCCATCTCATCGCTGATAAAAAACTCGTTAAAATCTTCAACAAACATTATTTTTTCTTTGCTGCTGCTTTCGCTTTAACTTCTGTGCCTTTGTTACTTAGCACTAAAGCCGCACCAAGATCTTTTGACACTTCAACAGTTTCACCTTTAGCATGGCTTTCGCCCTTGATGCCAACTGAAACATTTAATTTAACTTTCATTTATTGCTCCTTTTAAAATTGGCGCAAGAGAAGGAGAACTAACTCTCACGCCAAAGTATTAACGCCTAATTAATTAAGCAGTTAATGCGTCTAACATTGCCGCGAACGACTCTGCGTGTCTTACTGCAATATCTACATCTTGCAACGCAACCACTCTGACTGTTCCGCTTGCGCTTCCAGTTGAATTGTCAAGAGCAATATCTAAACCGCCCCACATTCCAATGAGTAGATCATTAAAGTTACCGAAAATAATCGCACTTGATAGTGACTGATTACCTTTAGTAAGCGTGCTAGATACTTGATTTGATACTGCTGCGTTATAACCGCGCATAGTATTGTTATCACCCCAAACAAATTGAGCTGTTGAAGATGCTTTTTCAGTTTGCAATAACTTGCCGCGAACTTTAGAGTTCGTTAGGTAGTTAAGCGCGCCTTCATCAGCATTATCTTGAGCCACTTGCGTTTCAAGACCTACGATATTCGCGTAAGTTGGCGCAGCGCCGTTTGTACCACCTACAACTGATCCGATTCCAGATGTCGCTAAGATACCTGTTGGCTGGTTGCTTGATCCGCTGCCATGAATAGCTGCGCGGTCAATTTCAATAGCCAAAGTTGTTGCCAAATCATTACGAACAAAAGATTCAATATCAATTGAGCTTTGCAGTAATAATTTTCTTGATAAGTCAGAGAATGCACCAACAGTTTTTGGTGACATGGTCACTTGATCAAAAGCCGCAGCACTTTCAGTGACTGCACCGCTTTCAGCAACCCAGTAAGCTGTGCTACCACCCGTTTGTCTGGGAACTGCAACATTGCCGTTAAGATCAGTCAGCATCGTAGCGCCTAGATCCATCACCGTCATTTTGTTACGGAGCATATCAATAAAGCTACCAGATAAAAGATCAGTTGACACCGTATGGCCACCCGCTGTATTTGTACCTACTGTCAAATCACGCTGAACTTCATTAGGCATGAAAAAACCTCTCGCATCTTTACCGAGCTTATCGCCCTGTGCAATTGATGCTTCTTTTTCAAAACCCGCTTTAGACCAATCGCCCGTTTGCAAAGCGTTGATTGCACGAACCACTGAGAACTGCTTGGCTTCTTTTGGACTCATGCCAATTGAAGTGTCTTGAATAGCAGCTTTCGCTGGCGCAGTTTTATCAATAGATTTAAGAGCAACTTCTCTAAACTCATTGATGCTTCTGTCGTTGTTTTTGAACTCTTTACCAAGTTCTTTTAGCGATGGGTGTTGTTCAACAACAGCATCGATTTCATTTGATCTTTTAATGTGTGTTTCTACAGCTTTACGAGCGATTGCTCCCTCGTCAATAACTGGAGCTGACACAACTGGATCAGTTTTTACTTCTTCACTCATTTCGTTTTCTCCACGAATATTTGTAATCAATGTAATATGTTCACCTTCTGCGGCGCGGCTAATACCAATCGAGTTGTCTGCTGGCACACTCACAACACTCACCTCATATGGCTGCCATGATGTTGCCACATACGTTTCAACATCGCCTTCAGAACGGCTTTGGTCAATTTCCATTTCATTGATACGGTATCCAATTGAAATGTTTTGACGTATTCCATCAAGTACATCATTAAAAATTTCAGAACCTCTGGCGCTCTTTGAAAAGCGCACGACTGCTTGGCCGCGTTTACCATCAACCATTGCAGTTTCAACTCTGCCTATTTGATCGCTTGTATTGTGATCCATGAGAAGCGGCGCACCTTCATTC